GAAGTTCCTCATCTGACCCTTGAGCCTGAAGTTGCCGCCGGAGCCTACCTGGTAGGCCCATTCGGTGAAACGCTGGAACTTGGTGAGGTTCTTGCGACGGTTGGCCATGAACTCGCGGATGCTCTGGAGGTTCTTGCTCTGCATGGCGTTTGCGATGAACAGCATCTCCTCGCTGTTGAACTCTGCAGCACGGTAGCTCGCATACAGCTCGATGGCGATCGGGTCGTTGACGGCTTTCTCCACGATGTCCTGATCCAACCACGTCTCCTTGGCATACGGGTTCAACCCGCCCATCTTGAGCCGGTGGATCGTTTGAAGCGTGAGGTTCATGGTGCCTTGGTGGATCGTCCTGTCGGCGATGTTCGCAACGGTGACGAACGGATTCAAGATAGCCATGACCTTGGAAAGCTCTGCGGCATTGTTCAGAACCTTGGAGACGGCGCGTGCCTCGTCCTGCTTGGACCATGCCTTCATGCCACCGGTGACGCCCTCGATGTCCTTGGTCCTGTAACCGAGGGACGTGAGGTATCTGCGGACTTCATGCAGCTTCTCCTCGGAGGCAGCGCACCATTCGTCGAACAGCGCACGCTCCTCGGGAGTCATGTCATCGTTTGCGACAAGCGCGTTGTACAGGCTCCTCGCATCCTTGTCGAGTTGTTGGAACGAGTAATCCTCGTAGCAGGGCGTGATGCTGGAGGTGTCGTTGTACTGCAACCTGGCTGCATCGCACATGTCGATGAGCGCCTTCTTGCGGGACTTGTTGGCAGACACGCTCTCATCCAAGGATGCAATTGCTTTTTCCGCCCTGTCCTGCTCGCGGCGCATGGCCTCGATGAACTCGTTGATGTTTCCATCATAGTAAGCACGGAACTCAGGTTTGCTGGAATTCCAGATCCAGTTGGCCATTTCTCTGGGGACGAGCGGGATTGCGAACCTGCCGTTCGCTTTCTCGGAAGATTCGTAGGGAACTTTGATGGGCATCGGATCCTCGGAGGATTCCATGTTCTTGGCAAGGTGCTCTATGGCATCGACGAGCTGGGCTTCCGTTATCTTCCAGTTAGCATTGTCGCCAGTGTAGCTGGAGCCTTCGAGCATCATGGTGAGATACTGTATCTGCTGGAACGTGAGCGGCTTGTCGAGGACGGCGTTGAGTCTGTTGACGGCATTGGCAACGGAGGTCTTGCGCCAATCGACTATACCTTCGCTATCGACGGTACGCTCGCCGATCTTCTTGCCGTCTGCCGTCTCGATCACTCTGGGAACGGTCCACATGTTATGGAACAGTTCGGACACGCGGGCGACCCTGCGCATCTCGCGCATGGTGCCGTAGGTGTACATGGAGGCAAGCGACATGTCACCGGGAATAGTCGTCGGGGTGAGACGAACCTTCTTGCGCCTTGCCTCGTCGATCCTATCGAGGACATCCTGCATCGCGTTGTCGTTGTTGCCGAACAGGAAATCCTCGTAGTTGATTGCCCGCTGAAGCTCGGCATCCATGTAACCCTTGTCCATGGCACGCCTGCCTGCATGCTGCATGGAGACTGCAGAGGTACCGGAAGGAGCGGTTTCCTGCGTAGTGTCGCCGAGGACCTGATGGTATCCATAACGAACAGGGAGCGTCATCCATCCGCCACCATCGCGCATCTGGACGAGCGACATGCCGTTGCGGTCGATGACGTACTCGCCGCGTTCCCTGCTATCGTTGATGCCATCGGAACAGAGGTGAGGATCCATGGCATGATAGATCTTCAGCATCTGGTCTGCATTGAAGTTCCTGAACACCATCTGGAAGTTGACATCCTTGTAGCTGTCCATATCGTTCGGATCATCACCGAGGGACATCTTGTAGATCTCGCCGGTGCGCTGGTTCTCGACGATCTTGTACGTTGAGAACAGATGAACCGGATCAACCTTGCTCCTGACGCATTGGAGGATCACGTCCTGCAGGTACCTATTGGTATCAAGATCGTCGGTGAGGGTAAGCTCGCCGGAGACGACCCGCATCCAGAATGTATCGTCGACGCCCTGACCCAACTGCCGTCTGTCTTCTGGATCCCAATTCTCCATGATGTGCTGCGAGTAGCCGTCGCCATCGAAGAACAGGGAGGAATGGCGCTTCCTGCTCAGATAGTACAGAGCATTCTTGAGAAGCGGCAGGTTGCGGTTGGCGACACGGGATCCCTCGGTGTCGGCGGAAACCATGAAGCTCGCCTCAAGCGCCTGCTGATCGCTACCGAGGATCTTCGGCACGAAGGCTCCACGATGCCTCGAAGCCATGCCCTTGAACGTCTCGCCCTGGAGCATCCATTTCTGCGAGGAACTCAAGCCCTCCTCATGGAGCCTACTCTCGCCGCTGTAGCTTATGATGACGTTGCCATTGGATATCCTGACATCGCTGTAGTACACATAGGTCGGCATGTCCTTCGGATACAGGACGGGAGCGAGTACGGTGCCATCCGATATGATACCGGCGACCTCGGATCTCTTAGGATCGGTCGGCCTCGCATCATACGGCAAGCTGACGTTCTCGCGCATGTCACAGAGGTACTTGACGATGAGCTGCTTGATCTGCCTATCGCTTTCAGTGGATATACCGGCGTTCTTGACGGCCATGGCCCTGAGGTCGAAGCTGACAACGCTGCCATCGTCCAAGACGATATTGGTCCAATCGCCAGGCTTCGGCTCCCATCTACCAGTTGCAGGATTCTGGTCAGCAACCTTGTCGAGCAACCTCGAAGCCGTGACGCGATTGATGAGTTCCTTGGGAGCATTGTTCGGATTGTTCGAGAAGTAGGTCGAGATCGATTGGCTCGGTCTCTTGTCGCGCCTGACGGTCATGCCGTCCATGTTCGGGAAGTAGACCATCTCAGCATCGCCCATATTGTACATGGAGCTATCGACCACGATAGCCATGTTGATGCGGCTGATATCTCCTTCGACCGTCTCGCTTGTCGGTTGGTTCTGACGAGCTTGCCAGAACCTGTCGGTCTGCGACGGATCGATTGCCGTGAACTCGATTCCATGCATGGTGCGACGAGTGCTCGTGATCGCGTTGCTGCCGAGGTACCTGTACCTATCGACAACCCTGGATGGCACGAGCAACAGGTTACCGGTCCTCTGCGCCCAGGCGATACCTTCGGTGATCTTCCTGTCGAGCAGCGAATCGTCGCCGACAACGTATGCGATACCGTAACCGGAACGCATGACATTATCGCCTTCGCTACCCTGGACAGCCCTGAGATCATGATGCATATCTCTAAGTTCCTGCTCGGCATTCGGTTCGGCATTTGAAATGAACGATTTGAGAACAGGGCGATCAAGATGCAAGACATCACGGGTGATAAGAGGCTGGCGCCAACGCATCTCTTCGGGATCGTAGAACCGCAGATTGCTCCTATCGACGGTATCAACCATTGCAGAAGAGCGGCCCTCGGAAACTTGGTTGAAGAACCATTGAACCGGAGTAGGCGAATCGAGTGCAGTGATCCTGCTCCTACGGGTATAACCGAGCGGGGCGATCGTGGACATGATGCCATTGACATCCTGGACGAGGTTCTCCGAGTAATCGTTCCAGTTGTTGATCGCGTCAGTGGCAACGGATTCCACTTCAGCGGAGTTGATTGGGCCGGTCTTGCCTGCATTGAAATCAGAGGTGGCCTTCTGTACACGGGCAGCGGCCTCATGCATGGTGACCGTGAGAACATCGGCAGCTATGATCTTCGGAGTGCCGACAGCTTCGGCACCGACCTCCATGATATCGTCCATGCGAGCTTCGAAGTTCTCGCGGGCATTAGGCCCGTAGAAGCATGTCGCATCGACGACGACCCTGTATGTGGATCCATCGCCTCGCGTCATGGTGAGCACGATGCCCGGATTCAGGAACTGAGAGAGGATCCTCGCCTGATCGGTCCCGAAGCCAAGCTTGTCCATGCTGCCGCCCTCGCCGAATTCCGCTTCGAGGTTCCTCTGGTAATCGCGCCTGAAGCTCGCCATGGAATCGGAGAGCACGCTGTACAGGGAATCCCTGTTGCCAGCGATCTCATCGGTGATCTTCTGGGCATAGCGGCCAGCATTTTCCCTGTTGCGAACGCTCACGATGGAATCGACGGCGCGGAACGTCTTCTTGGACTTGAGCACCATGGCTTCCTGGGAGAAGTCGATGATCGCCCCGAGGATACCGGAAAGCCTGCGATAGTCAGCTTGAGGATTGTATTCAGCCCTCGGCATGTTGAGCGTCGGGAGGCCATGGGGATTGTCGTCGGGATCGTAGCAGATGATGGTTCCTTGCTGCCACGCTTCATCGCTCATGAGCCATTGCGTGAATGCGGGAGTGTTGACAGGCACGACGTTGCCGTTTCCATCGACTGCATTCCACTCGCGGTAATCACTGAGCCTGAACAACCTGAGGTCAGAGACGGAAACCTCCACGCCGTTGGAGTATTCTGGATCGAGCGACTTCTTCAAATGACCGAGCGGGTATACCTTCTTGCCCATGCCTCCGTTGGTTCCGACGAGCACAGGGTTGCCGGCAGCCTGGTCCATGACGCTCTGCTGCGTGATAGACGACTGCTTGGCTTCGCTGAGGAAGTCCATGGATGGGAGAAAGCCAGGGGAATAACCGTTCGCCTGGTACCAATCGAGCACCTGCTGCTGACCTCTTGTGAACAGCCCGCGGCCTTCCTGATCCATTTGCACCCTGAAATCATGAACAAGGGTATCGATGGAATCGAGCGTGTCCAATCCAAGCTGCAGGGCGTTCTCGTTGACGGCAACGCCGTTAAGTTTGGCAACCTCGTTAAGCTCGTTCCTCACGACGTTCATATTGGCGACGAGCATGAGGTCCCGCTTCGCCTTGGCATTCAAGACGCCCTTAGGGAATGCCTTCTCAACGTCGCCATCGATGCCGTCGATGAGATCTGGATCATGGGAATAAAGCTGCATGAGCTTCTGCTTCAACGTCTCCGGGCTTGCGAAGTCATCATCGCCGAGAAGGTATGCGCTGAAATCCTCCGTCTTCATATCGGGGATGGAGTGCTTGATGGCGTCATCAATGAGATCATCGATTTCTTTTTCACCTATTTGCTCGTTTGGACGCTGGCGCTGAAGCTCGTTGCGAATCTGCATTGCCATCATGTTCCTATCGTAAATAGGCATCATGACTTCGGAAAGACCGTTTACGTCAGTATCCGTTTGCAAGCGGAGCATCATCTCTGCAATGCGCATGGTCCTCTCGGTGGATTCCCTGAGCCTCTCGGAGAAGCTGCGGATCTTGTTTACTTCGCCTTCCGTGAAGCTGGTCTGATCGACATCGACGAAAAGGCCGTAATTGTCTTTAAGATATTGAGCCATGCGCATGTTGCCAAGCTTCGTGTAAAGCAGTTTCACCATCATGCTGTCAGTCGAACCGAGCTGGAAGCTGTTGACAAGCTGCTCGTTCGCATAGGCGACGGAACGCCAGAGATCGGTGGTCAAGCTGCTGATCACATTTGTCCTGAACCTGGCCCTTTCGCTACGGGCATCACGGTTCATCGGATCGCCGTTGAAATCAGATCGCAAGGCCCTGTAGTATACGAACCTGGCAAGCGTCTTCATCTTCCTGTTCGCATCTGCGACCATGCGCTCCGGCGTGATATGTCCCTCGATGTTCTCGGGATCGAGCATCAACGTGACGATCTTGTGAGCCTCGCTCCTATCGTACAACCAGGATTCAGTCATATCGAGGGCGCGAGTCATATGGTATTCGACCTGCGGATCGGTCGACGTGTCCGTGCTTCCATAGGAAGCCATGAACCTCTTGAAATCCTCGGTGAGGCTGGTGGCGCGGGAAGCCTGGACGGAAATGCCACCCTGTTGCATGGAGGCGTTGACGCCGCCTTCGCAGAGGTATCCGGCGATCTGCGGATACTTGTCGAGCAAGGCGAGCACGTGACCGGAGGTTATCGGCGTGCCGGACTTGAATCCGGGAACAGCATCCTCGAACATGGCCTGCTGGGTCATGATGGTGACCTTGCCGGTATCAGGATCCCAGACTTCCTGGCGGTACTCGGGATCGGATAGACAGGCGAGGATATGGTAACGGTTCGAAGCCCAGTCGAGCTTGCTGATATGACCGTACTCCGCGCCTGTAATCATGTCGATATGGCTCACGATACCACCGTTGATGCCTAGCTGGTTAGCCATGTACATGGCAACCTCGACATCGGCATTCACAGCCTTCTCGACGAACGAGTTGTCAAGCGTCATTGAGGCATAGATCTTCATACCGAGGATATCCTTGTTGGCCCTCGTGAACACATCGCGGCAACGTTGCTGCACATATGCCATGACGTTATCTGGCAGCTTGTCCCTTGTTTCGGCAGTTTCGATATACGCTCGGAACTTGGCCACCTCTCCTCGTATAGTATCCTGGACGAGCCTGTTGGCCTTGTCGATAGCGCTCCTGGCCTTCGTCATCCTCGCGGAAACGGAGGACAAATCGAAATCGGAATTGCCGGTGCGGAGCGAGTCGATGACATAGTTGCCTGTCGGGAACACCTGGCCGATGACATCCTCGTACTGGCTGAGCTTGTAATCCCATTCGAGGTCGATATCGGTGAACCAGTCGAACACCTGCCTATTACCGTCTTCGAGAATGGAATCGGCTATCACCTTATGCAGCGGGGAGATCGTGCTCAATATGCGAATGTTGTCCTCTGCGATCTGGACATCGGAATCGCTGTCGCTGTCGAGCATGTCGATGTACCCATGGAACTGCCCGTAGATCGAGGCGGAAGTGAGGGCGTTGAGCATCTGCTTCGTATCACCGCTGAACAACATGCGGCCGATCTTTGTGCCAAGCAGGAAATCAGGATCGAACAGTCCGATATCGACGGCAAGCTCAGGATCTACGATGAGCTGTATGGCATCCATGAAGCCGAGTATCGCGGGAACATCGTTGGGATCGAGGTGGCCGCCATTATCATCATATCTCTTGACAATATCTCCGAGGGCGAAGCTGTCGAGCATCTCCGTCATCCTGGAAACCATAGCGTTCTTCTCGGTGCCACGCTCGTTGATGGCGGTCTGCACGAAGCTCCTGATGCTCGGATCAGTCAAGCCTGCAAGCACGAGGGCCGGATCACCAGAGATCCTGTCGTTGGACATGAACTCGATGAACTCGCCCCAAGTCATGCCAGTTGTGTCGATCCCCTTGAAGTATCCGCGTGCGAAGATATCGTCGACGAGCACGCCATCGAACATCTTGTTGAACTGCCGCATGAACTCGATGCTGATGCCCGAATCTTCGGGAAGCGGGTTACGGTACTTTGAATCGATGTCGGCACCGAACCCATCGCTCTTGTACTTCTTCTGGCAGTCATCGTATATGAGGGCGTATTTCCTCTGGGCCGCAACGACGGCATCGACGAGCCTCTTGACGCCATAGGCATTCCTCACCTTGTCGCCGGCGAGGTTGGCCTGCACGAAGACTTCCGACAATGCAAGCGTGTCGCAAAGGGATTCGACGGCAGAAGCAGGAGACTGGCCTGCCTGCGGCATCTTGAAGGACGAACGGATGAGCTGAGTCACAACGCTCTCGGGTTTTGCAACATAGGTTGCGATGTCGGTCATCATCTCGCTGAAAGCGGGAACGGACTTCGCCATGTAGTAAAGCTGGCCATACTGCCTGTATGGGGCATTGCCATCTTCATTGAGCACATAGGACAGCAAACCGAGCGACCTGGTAAGCTGGAACACCTTGGTCTTATCGCCGAGCGTGCCGCGCCTGTCCCATTCGGCGAGCATGGTGCTAATCTCCTCAGCCTGCTCCTCGGTCACGCCCTCCATGTCCCTGAGATTGTCGGCAACCTGGTCTGCCTGGTACTCGACGTAATGCGTCACGATCGCGTCGGTATCGCCGGTGATCTCGTGGAGCACGCGGTTGACGACCCTGCGACCATCGACCATGGAGGCAATGTCGGCATCGGCTTTGATCTCGCCAGTTTGGTTCATGTCATCTACAGTCTGTGCAAGCTCCGTGAAGAACTGGCTGAGTTCCAGATTGCGGTTGCCGCCTGAGTTGTCGATGATCCTCGAAAGCTTCTTGGTGAAGTACGTCGTCGCATCGACCTCTGCGCCATCGAGCTGGAACTTCCTGGAGTAATCTCCAAGGTATCCCTTGATGATGTCATTAATAGCTTCGCGGTTCGAGCGGACGTGGCTATCGAAGCCGGCATACCACCAATCGACGTTGCTCGATCCCTCGTTACTCATGAGCATCTGGGATGCATAGCCGAGGGCATCGAGGTGCAGGTCACGCGGATCCGTGCTATCGGGATCGAAGTACACGGAAGACTGGTCGCCGTCCCAGTCGGAGCCGACGATACCGGCAACCATGGGATGCGTGATGAATGCCTGGCCGTTGACGACGCTATCGATGTCGAGGTAGTAGCCGCCGTTCTTGGTATCCGGGTTGCGGCCGACAGCAACCTTCGTCGGGGCGCCCTTCGCTTCGAGCAAGCTGTTGAGGCTCGCTGCAACATCAGGAGACGTGGAGAAGATGGTTTCGAGCACATCGACGGTGGTGCCGAAATCGGAAGCGATCTTCTCTGCGGACCTATCGTTGCTGTAAAAGATCTGGCGGATATTATCGGAACCGAGGACGATGCTATCGAAATCAAGATCGGCATTGGTGCCGATCTGCTTGAACACACCCGAGCCAGGTGCATCACGATGCTGCGTGTACATCTCATTGACGGCATCGTACATGACGTTGTTGACCATGCCCTTGGAAAGCGTGGACCTGCGGAGCTGGTCGAACTGGCCGCGTTCGGTATTAGGCTCCATACCGGAATTGTCGACATCGGATGCAACGGGTTGCGTGGAAGTCTGCGGATTACCGATCCTATTCGCAACGGCGGAGAACCCGCGGCCTGCGCCGCCCATGATACCGCCGCCCAAGGCGCCCCATGCAGCACCGGTGAGGGCGCGGTCCATGGAGCCTTCGTCGACGTTCTTGTTCCTAACGTCCTCGGCCCAGCTCTGGACGAATTCCTCTACAGCCTCGTCGCCGACATCGGCCATTATGCCGAGTCCGGTACCGAGCTGCTTGCCTCCACGTGCGCCCTCGAACGCCCTGGTGACAACGCCCTTGCTCATGTTGTTGAGAACCTTGGATGCTCCTGCTGCCTTGGCTCCTGCACCGATGAGCTTGCCTGCGCCACCAATGAGGCGACCGGAACCGCCGGTGAACGTGCCGCCGAGGTTGATGCCGGCATCGATGAAGTCTGCAGCACGCTGAGATGCATCCATCTCGTAATCGGGGATCTCGTATCCGCCACCCTTGCTTTCGCGGAACTCGTTGATCGGACGGCCCGAAGCTGCTTCGTACAAGTCTCCAGCGCCTTCGAACAGACCGCCGACCATCTGACCGGGCAGGCTAACGGCGAAGTTTCTGAGCTGCTTGAGGTTCTCAGCATCGGCAAGCCCGCGTCCGAGGTCAAACTTATTGGTATCGAACACGAGGTTCTGGTTTCCCGTGAGGTTGGCAGGAAGCTGGTTCCACCATTTGGCAGCCTTCTCGGCTTCGATCGCGCCGACATCAAGACCTTCTGCCTTGCGGTACTTGCTGAACATGCTGTCGGTGCCTCCGGAAAGCGAGAAGCCACGATCCTTGTTAAGATTGTAATCTTGCTGAGGCTGCCAGGCATTTCCAGCCTGCTGGTAATACGAGGGCTGACCGAACTGGCTTTGCTGCAACTGCTGGTTTGCCTGCTGCACCTGCGCCCTCTGGTCTAGGAAATCCTGCCAATTGAATCCCGAAGACGGAGATGCGCTCTGGTAGTATCCACCACCGCCGCCATTGCTGCCAGAGTATCCTCCACCCTGGTTGCCGCCGCCTGTGAAATTACTCCAATCGATAGCCATGAGATCTCCTTATGATCTGAACCATATCGTGCAAAGTATAGCAAAAAGGCCAGCCCTTTACGAGCTGGCCAATTTCCCAAACATGCTCGGTTAACCCGGTGCGAACAGCTTACCTTGCATGTTATGAGCCTAGACACCTGCCGCCAACGCATACCGGCCTTCCCAACAGGCCAGATGCCAATGCGACGGCTTCGATCGAATGACCTTCGATCAATTGCGCGCTTCCCTCGTTGACGGGGAATCCGTACTCCCAAGTCAACGCATGCCCGATTTCATGGAGTAGGACCCTGTCGAGCAACGGGGGAAGCACGTCCCATGAGATACCGATCATCTTGTTGGCAACGTCGGTGACGGCGATCCTCGGGATGCCGGTCCTGTCAACCAGGTAGGGGTCACCGGGCATCACCCTGATCACACGCCATACGTTTCCGTTCAAGACGATCGGCTTCATGCTACATGGCACCTACCATCTTCATGACCTCGACACGCATGCGCTCACGCTCGTCGGGAGAAGCCTTCTGGTATTCGGAGCGAAGGTCCTCCACGGGATTATGGTAACCCATGCGGCCTTGCGCAATCGGCTCGGGTGGCATGTAGCCATAGCGCATAGGAGGTTGGGAGTAACCCATGCGCGCCTGCGTGATAGGCGTGGAGGAACCTGTGCCACCGCCGCTAGTGTAGCCATGCTTCTCGGCCCACATGGCATCGGCGACGGAGCAGTAATACTCAGTCTCGGCAAGATGGTGAATGGCATCGATGAGGACTCCGACTGCATTGTAGTCCATGCGATCGATGTCCTGGGTTTCCTCCTCGATCTTGCAGAGGAGCTTGTTCTTGATATCGTAGATCCTGTTCTCCATATGGCATCACGCCTTACGCGCCGGCCGTGGTAGCGGCAGGCTTGAGAGCGTCGATGATCTGCGCGGTCTGCATCGTCTGCGATGCGGCGAGCTGCAGCATGTTGTTCTGCTGGCGGAGGTTGTCGATCTCGGTGCGTGCGGCATAGAGATCCTGCTGGTCAAGCTTGCTGATGATGAGCTGGATGCCGTCTGCGATAGCTTGGCGGTCGGCGCAGTTCTCGCGTGCGATGTCAGCCTGCAGGTTGGCGGTTGCCAGGCGGTTCTCGCAGCAGCATTGGGAAAGCTGGCTCTGCTGAGCCTGGAATCCCTGCATCATCGCGGTCTGCAGCGCGAACATCTGGTTCATGTCGGCCATCTGGCGGGACGTTGCGGCAGTTTCGGCATTGGCGAACCCTGCGGTCACAGCGCCCTGCAAGTTGCCGAAGCCGGTGAACAGGTTCTGTTGGTTCTCCATCAGCGGGTAAACCGACATTGCCTCGGTAGCAGCGGCGCCGTTGCCACCCCAGCCGCCATTGCCCCAACCGAGGAACAGGAACAGCAAGATGATCCACCATCCGTTGCCGCCGCCGAAGCTATCTCCGTCGTTGGCTGCACGCACAAGCTCGACGGGATTGATGTCGTTAGTCATGGTAATTCCTTTCGTTCGGTGTGAAACGTTTCTATAGCTACCCTATGTACACTCGGGCATCTACCATTTCTGATTCCGGAACTGGTTGAAGTCCAGCCCACGCTCGCTGAACGCCTGTTCCGGGGTCTTGTTTCGCACCGAATCCGCGAACTTCCTGAAGTCCGGGTTGTTTTGGTAAAGCTGGTTGTAGATGACGTTAGACGGTCCCTGCTGCTTGATCTGGTTCAAAATCTGCAATGGATCTGTTTGCTGCTGATTCGCCCTGTTGAACAGTATGTTTGCCATTTATGGCCTCCATCATCTCAGCCTTGAAAGCCTCAAGATCCGCCTTCGTCACGGTATCGTTGGGATTCTCGATGATTTCCTTGTCGAATGTGAAATGCTCACGTGTCGATCCTCCGACATTGTCGAATGTGACGACTATGAACCTGTTGGAATCCTTTAAGAAATAGGGCGGGCTTACCGATCCTGGCGGCATCCTCAGGGAATCGAGGACGCTCTCATCGTCTATGAAATTCAATCCGTTGATAACCTGCGGCTGCGGCGATGTGAGGCCGGGCATCTGCAGGCCATACGGACTATAGGACATCGGATTGTAAGCCATTATGCCTCCTACTGCGAATCGATGATATCCTGGACAGCATCGGTGAAACCGGAAATCGCAAGCCATTCGGCTTTCGTGAAGCTAGTATATACGATTGGCAACAGGCTTACGATGTTCAAAACATCATTGCGAAGCGGACCAGAATTCCCCATGGCATCAGACACCACATTGACGATGAATGTCTCCAACGGAATCCATTCCCACGTATCCGTCTGCACGTTCTTCGACCAGATGTAGATAGGCGACAGGGTCGAATAATCCAGGGAAACCCAAAGGACCTCGCCCTTCCTGGTATACGTGCTGTCCATTGGAGTATGCTGATCGACATGAATGTAACCGATGTCGATCTTGTTCCAGCCCCAAGTGTTCTCGTACTGGTTCCATATGTACAACTCGCCGGTATCCGTATTGTAGAAAAGCGTCTCATCGGTTCTCGGATTCGGAGCCGTGGATCCAGCGACAACGACGATGCTCGGTTCGATGATCTTCTTGACGACATGCCAGAAATTGTTGTTCAGCTTCTGGACGACAGTAGGCGGCAAGCCGTCCGAGTTATTGAAATCGACTATGTTGCCCATATCTGCCATGCGGCCATGATATCATAAAACAGTCAGCATTCAAGTAAGGAGGACGGCTTATGGACAAAGTGATGATAACGGTCCCATGCTACGAGAACATCTACCCGGAGACGCTGAAATGCATATGGGACCTCGGGATGCATGAAAAGGAGAAACGGCTCATCGACTTCGATTTCGTCAGGGGGTACACGGTCGATCGGGCGAGGAACCTATGCGTGCACAAGGCGAAGGAAGCAGAAGCAGATTACATCCTGTTCGTGGACAATGATGTGACGTTCAAGCCGGAATACCTTGACATGCTCCTCGAACATGAACTCCCGATTGCAATGGGATACTACGACCACAGGCCGAGCGATCCTAATGACAAGGTTCTCAGGACGAACCTATGCAAGCTGGGGCAGACGAACTACATCGAGCAGATAACGCCTGACGAGATCAAGGAAGCGAGGGACGAAGGGTACGAATTGATCCAGACGAAGGGCGGTGGCCTCGGCTTCACGCTCGTCGACATGGATGTTTTCAAGATGCTCAAGTATCCCTACTTCCTGTTCGTCAACTACGGAGACGGGCAATCGCTTTCGGAAGACCTGTTCTTCTGCGAGCAATGCGCAAGGGCGGGATTCGATATCTTCGCAGACACGAGATGCTATTGCGGCCATATATTCAGGGAAGTGCATGGAGGTGTTATCGATGACTAGGGCGGCAGTTTACACGGGAACGAAGAACCTGTACGGCGGAATGATCGCGGCGAGCAAATCGCTCATCGCAAACAGCAACGTCGAGGAAGTATGGCTCATGATCGAGGATCCGGAATTCCCGGTCGAGCTACCGGACATGATTCACGTGATGGACGTGAGCGAGAGGTGGAAGGAGTGGTACGACCCGAAGGGGCCAAACATGCTGACGCAGTTCACCTACATGGCGATGATCAGGCCATTGTTCTGCTACCTGCTGCCACATCTGGACAAGGTGCTATCACTCGACGTGGATACGATCGTCAGGGCAGACGTATCCCACATCTTCGACATCGACATGGAAGGATATTACTGGGCAGGATGCAGGGAGCCGCATCATGACAGGGACGGCATATTCAGCATCAACGCGGGCGTGACGATCATGAACCTGGAAATGCTCAGGGACGGAAGGGCGGACATAATCGCAGACTGCCTGAACAACCATTGGCTCAACTTCGTCGATCAGGACGCCATGACATGCCTGTGCCAAGGACGCATCAAGCCGATCGATAAAAGGTACAACGGGACCAAATGGTGCGGCTGCAGGGAAGACGAGTGCTGGATCAAGCATTTCGCAGGAATCAAGAACTGGTATGGCGACAAGGAGGCGTTCGCCTGGTACAAAGAATCATGGGAGAACGTGCTGGCAGCACACGAGGAGATCGTGAAGAAACGCAGCTAGGAAAAATTTCGGGAGCCACGAGAGGGGATTGGATCCGTGGCTCCCACAGTAAGGAGGTGAGCGATGGCAACCATCGCGCCTCACATTATACACTATGACAAGATCTCGTTCACCCTGGCTTGCACGGCATTGTAGTCGAACCCGGCAGCTTCGAGGCGCTGGCGCCGTTCGTCGCCGTTGCCCCATTCGCCCTGGAGGACTTCCTTTGCGACGGTGTCGACCGACTTCTGCTTGCGGGCCAGAGTCTCGCCCTTGAAGATCGTGGCGATGAACTTGCCCTTGTAGATACCGGAGGCAACCTGCGCCCATGTGTTCCCTGCGGCGTTCTTCTTGACGTTCTTCACCTTGACCACGGTGCCGCGCTTCATCTGCCCGATCACCTTGCCGCTCACGGTGGAACGCTTGTCGCGCACGTTGAGCATGTCGCATGTGACGACATAGGTGTAGGTCTTCACGGCGGGCTTGGGTTCAGGCTCGGGCTGCATGCTGGAGCCTGCGAGCTTGTTCCAATCTTCCTTGGTGCCGTAGAACTTGTCGATATCGAGATTGTAAGCATAGCCGCCGATCTCGCGGGTGGAGGAATACTGGTAGATGGTCATCTTGGACCAAGCGCCAGTGTCCCATGTGTTCACCGGATCCTTGACGTAACCGGAACCGTTCTCGTAACGGTACAGGTAGCTGGCCATCCAGAGCGGGTACTTCTTGATAGACGAGCAATCGACCTCGTTGATGTAGCCGGCGCGGGCATAGAACAAAGGAGTCGATCCTGTCCTGGCGGCAACGGTATCGAGGAACGCCTTTGCATACGAGATGTTGCGTGTTTCAGCCTGGTTCTCCCAGTCGAGGCAGAGGATCGCCTTGCCCTCGAATCCCTGGATCTGCTGCAGGAAGAACTCGGCTTCCGCCTTACCACCTGGATACTTGCCGTACTCGCAGGCATAATGGTAGAGGCCGAGGAGCTTACCTGCCTTGAGGACCTTGTTTGCGTTCTCTTTCCATTTCGGATTGATGTACTTCGAGGAACCAGCGCCGCCGGAAACCTTGACGATGACGAAATCCGCATCGATCTTGGACACGTCGATTCCATGGTCATCCTGGTAGCTGGCGATATCGACTCCATCGAGATACCCTTTGGCGACAGGCTTCTCATCGGGCTTCTCGCCTATCAGCTCGGCATAGGTGATCTGCTTCGCATGGAGGATACCGTCCCATGGAAAATCGTAGTAATCATGGACATATGCCTCTCGGCCTGTCTGGTCACCGACTTTTCCGCCGTACACGTCGCCATGCTCGTTGATGCAGAATTCCGAGAGCACATCGGGATACTGTGTCTGGCACATGGAAACATGATTCGCAATGTTCAGGTACAGGTCACCTGGATCCGCGAGGAA